CATTACTCTGCATATTTAAATTTTGGACTCACTCCAAGGTAGATTTCAAACTCTATAGCTTTTTTATCTCTTTTTCTCAGCCACCTACAATGTTTTCTAATTATTTCATCACCTATTTTAGCATCTAAAGTGTAATCGTTATATGGAATTACTTTTTGTCCACGTTCATTTATTTCAGCATTATCCATTAAATCTTGGAAGTTTGCTGGTGGAGTTGCTTGAGCATACATTTCTGTATAGATGTCAAGTACTTTCTGTTTAAGTTTTTCTGTTTTCATCTTCTGTTTTTAATTTTCTTTTTGCGCGATTTTAATATAAATCTTCGCTATATAGAGTTCCTTCTCCTCCACTAACTTGAATAATTTGATTTGCTGATTTTGCAATATCCCACCCTTCTTGTCTATTTACAAAACGATTTAAATTAGTGAGAAATCCTTGAATATGTTCACCACTTTCAGCATCCCTCAAACCCGTAACGGCAGACTTTAAATAAATACATTGTCCGTGTCTTATACCTGTAAATACAGCCCCCGATTCACAATTTTTAGGCAAATATCTATCTAGAGGCACTCCTTCATTTTTAATATGTGGAAAATCTTTATACCAAACTGCCGCACATAAAATATATTCTTTCATAATTTACTTTTTTACAAAGTTACAACTAATTTTCCGCAAAAACAATACGAAGTGAACTTAAAAAACAGATTATTTTATAGACACCCCAACAAATACCAATAAGTACAGTATAAGGTATCAAACCTATTAATATGTCTCTAATCTTTAGCATAAGGAGTTATATTTAATAAAGCAAGTAGTAAAATCACCCACCAACCACTTAAATTCTCGTAAATCACTGCCCACATAAATCCAAACACTAATAGTAGTGCATAAATGTAATAAGCTATAAATACTATGTTATGTTTCATAATTATTCGTGTAAAGTTACAAAATCAACATAAAAACCTTCTCCATATTCAGTTTCATAGTATTCTTTATTTTTGTTTGCGCCGATTTCTGTTCTGTGAATTGACAATAAACCATTATCTGGGGAGTATAATCCGTATATTTCCATAATTAACTGCATTGACAAGTTCCATAAGGGTTGCTATCTGAGAATACTGATGTTTGTTGACACAGTTCACACCAACGAGTCCAAGTTTCTTCTTCAAATTCTATATCTTCCATTTTTATTCTTTTTTAGTTCGCATCATTTCAACAAAGTCATAAATATTAGAAGTAAAGTCTTCAGCTAGATTTTCAAACTTGTTCCAAGCATCATCATTATAATCCCTATTTTGGATAGTTTCCACGACCTTATCTTTAATCAGTTCTTTATTTTCTCTTACTGTTTCCTCTATTATTTTTGCGCCCAAAGAACGAGCTTTACCACCACCATAAGTATCAAAATCAAACAGATGATAGCTTAAATCTTTTTTACCAATTAGCTCTACAACTTTTGCTATTAATTCCTCTTTATGGTTAGGAACAATTTTATCTACTTCATCTGTTACTATTTGATAGGATAAATTACTTAAAAGTCTTTTAGCGTTTTCCTCATTTTTGAAATGTTCTCTGATTTGAACTCTTATTTCGTCTTCGGCAATTTCTTTAATCTCTTCGTGACTTAAATAGTCTGTAATGTTTATTTCCATAATTATAGTACTTCAGTTGATACACACTCTTCTCTTTTCAACATCTCATCTACAATCTCTCTATCAATATCACTCAAAGATAGGTTTTTGTATGCTTTATCAAAGAAAGTGAACGCAATAGAATCTACATCTCCCGCCAATTCTAAATAATCATTATACACTTTATCATAATAAGTCTTACGAGAATTATAATAATTAATCTCATTTATTTCATCCCAAATGGAGTTTTCAATTTCATTATATTTAGACAAAGATTCATTATATTCTTTCCACTCTTTAGAAGTTTCTGCATTGTACTCTAAAATAGATTTTAAATCTGTTGCTTCTTCTTTACTGTATAAAATAACCGATTTAAACTCTTTGTAATCGCTGTTTCTCTCTGATATAAATTGATTTTTACCATCATAGCTATTACCTATAGATTTTATTTGTAATGCTTTACTTTTTGCATCGATATAATCCTGAGCTTCTTTATCTGTTTCAAATACAAAAGATTCATACCCAACTTGATAATACTTTTGAGTAGGTGGTGTAACTTCTTTTAAATTGTTAATGGGCTTTTGTGGAATAATAATACCCCTATTAGCACAATCAATTCGTGCATAATATTGTACTTCTTCTGCTGTTAATAATACTTTTTCTTCGTTAATTAAATCTGCAAATGTTTTCATAATTGTTATTTTTAATTGTTTTATTCTACAAAGGTACACTTTATTTTTAATCTACCAAAGGAAATATACTTTATTTTTTGTACTCGGTTATTGTGATTTTTGAAGTAAGGTGATATAGTCCCGTAATTTTGCTGTAATAGCATCTTGAGGGTTTAACTTTTTTGCAAATATTATAATTAGTTTCCACAATTCTACGAATTTCTGCCTCCGCTAGTTCCCTAGTTTCAAAGCCTCTTTTATCTATATCACTCATAACTTCCCTCCTCCCAATACTCGAAGTACTGTTTATTTATAAATTCATCTAATTTTGTCTTCAATCCCTCTTTTAAAAGTTTCTGTTTTATTTCTTTTACCGCCGATTTTGTAATTCCATCAGAAGTATCTGTAAATATACCCTTACCAAACTTATGAAAATCTACCCATTGGTTTTTCTCAAAGTTCAGAGTTACTTTATTATGATTTTGTGTGTAGTTAAGTAGTTTAATCATTTGTGATGGTCTATTGATATATACTCTTTATCTTTCAGTTTTTCTTTTATTTCGGCAAAACTATAAGGTCTAAATTCAAAGTGAGTATCAAACCCAACATCCATAGTCTTACCTCCAACTTCTCCTAAGCTTCCGTGTGAATGTCCAAAAAGCATATAACTTCCTTTGCTCGATTTATTCCAAGTTCTGAAAGAATAGTGTGATAATACAATTTCTTGCTTATTAGGTTTTTCTCCTTGTTCAATAGGCTGTTCTATTACTAAAATCTCTAAATAGTCATTAACAGATGAAAACAATTCTCTACTGTTATCTTTATTTTTGCGGATTTCTTGACAATGATTTCCAAGTATTAGATGAATATTTTTACATTTAAGTTGTTCTCTAAATTTTCTTATATTGGAGATATTTTCACCATTTTTATAGTTGCCAAAACTCCAATCACCTAAACAAAATAAAATGTCATCTTCCCCAACAGTTTTATTTATGTTATCAATTAATACTTTATCGTGTTCTTCAACTGTATTAAAATCTCTAGTGCCTCTTTTATTTTCCCAACTAGAAGTTCCTCTCACAATTCCTGAATGCCCATAGTGTGGGTCAGAGCAGAAGAACACATTTTGTTTGTTATTTATCTGTATTTTCATACCTCTGAGTTTTCTGTTAGTGTTAATGTAGCTGTATACCCATACTCATCTATTTGAATACCTTCAGTACTAAAATAGGCATTCTTATTTAATCCTTTTAGCTTTTGTACAAATGCATCATAAATTGCACTTTTTATTTCTTCCGAGTCAAGTGTGTAAATTACTGTTTCTTGTATGTTCATAGTTTATAAATGTCTTATAAATAAATAATTTAATAATCCCGCAACAACAAAACAGCAAAATAATATTAAGTTTGATTGTTTATGTGTTGTTGTTAGGTGATTGTATTCTGTTCTTTTCAAATCTTCTGTTTTTATTATTTTTTGCGAAAAATTAATGTGTCTCCAACTCTATAAACTGAATCCTTAGTTGCGATATTATAATCATAGTTTTTTATATCTAATACATATAATCCATTACTCAATTGCGTTACAGTATCTACAACATAAACATCTTCCTTTACTTTCCTGCAAGAAAGTAATAAAACTAAACTTAATATACTGATATATTTCATAACTAATCTTTTAAAAATTGAATAATCTCACTAATAATCTCTTTTATATTTCCAATTGCCGCAATAAAAACTGAAAACAAAATAAGAAACATACTCACTCCAAACCATTGAGAAGCCCATAAAGACATCTTAATATCTATACCGTATAATATTACATATCCTATTAAATAAAATAATAAGATAATTAAATTCACAAAACCTATTAAGGCAACATATTTCCAAACGTTTTTTAATTTCATCTTATCAAGTCATTTAATTTTTTACTAATTTCGTCATAGTGCCAATTATACTTATTAAATTCTTCTTCTGTTATAACTATCATTTGTCTTAATTCTTTTTCGCTAAAACTCTCACCACATCTTTCAGGATTGAAATCTCTTTTATTTATTCTCCCTTTTGAGAAAGATAGTTTTGTACCTGAAAAATAATAAATTAAATTCCAATCAGTAGTTCTTTCACTTCTTACATAATCTTTTAAATAGTAAATATTTAAAGTTTTACCAAAGAGACTGCACTCTTCAATCTCTTTTAAATAAGTGTTTGAGAAATCATTTTTGATTGTATTTATTTCTTCTGTTTCTTTTTGTTTTGCCGATTTTTGCTCTAGTTCAATAGCCTCTTTAAGTTGTGCTATTGTTAGACTTTCATCGTACTTTGCTATGTAATTTAATATTCTACTCATAGTTTTTCATATTTATAGTTCATAAACTCTTCTAATAAATCATTCTCTTTTAAATAATCAAATATAGGAATCATTCTTCCTAATTTAGTTTTTGATTCGGTTTGTTTAGGCTTTTTAATTTCTTTTTTGCCGAAAAAAGAGTCTAAAGTATTTCTACCAACTCTCTTAACTCTACCGTAAAACTGTTTTTGTTCCACCGTAAAAGTAGCCATTTCAGCATCATATTCAGCTTTCTCTCTTTTACTTTCATCCCACATTTCTTTGTTTAGTGGAGCATCATTACCTTTAAGTTCTCCACTTTTAATTTTCTTATCTACAAATGTTGCAAACTTAGTGAAATTAGTTTCAGCATTAAGTCCTGTTTCTTTTGTAAACATCTTAACTGTCTTAATTGTGTTCACTTGCTTTCTGTTGCAAAAACTTTCTAATCCTCTGTGCATAATTATATTATTTCCCAATTTATATCTTCATTATTATCCAACCAAGCTAAGAAATCTTTTTCAATGTAATTTTCTATTTCATCTTCACTTAGATTGTCAGCTAACTCTAAATAAACTATCTCTTCCGTGTATCCTGCATTACAAGAATACCTCACTTTAATTGATTTCATAATTCTTAATTTTATTCTACAAATGTACAACTAAATATTATATCTCACAAACAATTTCATATAAAAGTTTAATTATTTTTATTATTTCGGCGGTGAGTGCCGTGAACTTACAAATACTTAAACTATTTCGCGCAAAAAAGAAATAAAAACAGAAAGAAAAAACCCTCATCAAACTAATGACAAGGGCTTATTAAGTGATTGAATGTATAACGTATATATCCAATCGGGTTTTGATAGGTAGGTGTACATTATATGTAAACTAAGTCTGAATTATTACCTGCTACTAAACTACACATTTTAATAAAGTGTTCTTGAGAGTATATGTTTTTCATTATATTGATATGCTTATGAACCCATTGTACATTTTCTGGTTCATATCCTTTAGCACTATCTATTCTATCTAAAGAGGCTGTCCAACTTTTATCATCAAATTTTATAGGAAACGTTATATCTAACCCGCTAAGAGCGCATTTACCTTCTTGCTTTTGAAATAATTCCCATACGTATTCTTTAGTAATAGTGAGTAAAACCTCTCCCCTTCCTTTGCCATTTCCTTTAGCACTTTTCACAATATGTTTTTGCCAAAATCCCCCTGATAATTGTCCTACACCATTCCAATCTGAATGTTTTTCTCCAACTCGCTCTTTAGTTAGACAGCCACAAGACCTAACATTATCATTTTTACGATTTAGATGTCTTGTAGAAACGTGGGTAGTATTACCACATTCGCATACGCATTCCCAAAGTTTACTGCCTCCACGAGAAGCTCCTGTTTGTTTAATGACAACTAATCTTCCAAAGTGTTGCCCAATAAGATTTACTATTTTCATAATTTTATGTTTGTATACAAATATACATATAATAAATCTATTGGACAAATACCTTACAAAATTTGTTATTTAATTGGGCAACCTCCCTTTGAACACTCATCCAATTCTTCAAAATCTTCTTCTTTAATGTTAATTGAAGTTATAGGCTTCACTTTACTTGACATTTCTAAATACTGTTCTTTTGTTATAGGTTCAAATGGAGCTTGTTGAAAACCGTGACCTGAGTACAATAAGAAACTTAAAGTTTTAAAATTATCTTTGAAGTTATTTTCTAAATACTCTCTCAATTGAGGTAACTCTTCTTTTTTATAGTAAGCAGTAACTGATACTGAATTATCTGACCAATCTGTTTGCATTTTCTTAACCATTTCTAATTGCTCAAAAACTGTTAAATCATCTGCCGAAACTGTCCCATCGGGATAGCTGCAAGGAAATTCTACTACCATTGTACTTCTATCATCTGTCCCGTCAAAATTTTTCTGTGGTTCAACAAAATAACCATTTGCTTTACATACATCAATTAATGGAGAACCCGACTGCATTCTGATTCTTCTAATAAAATATTGTCCTGATGTTGCAGGGTGAACCCCTGATGTACAACCAGATAGTAAAGATAAACTGCCACTAGGCTTAATAGTAGTTAGTTTAATACTCTCATTAAATCCCATAAGTTTAGAATACTCTTTATCAAAGGTTCTTAAATGCTTATAACATCCATCTAACCAACTTAACTGCTCTTCTGAGCACATCATAACACCTGTAATACCAATACCCATTCTCATATTTTTATGAACAATAGCTTCAGTTTCTTTACTGTGTGATTTTAGTGATAAAGAGTGTTTATTTACTCTGTATAGCATTGTAGCTACTTTATATAATTCTTCTCTACTTACAATATTAGGTAAATATATTTCTGCTAAACAACACGTCTCAAAATTAGCCAACGACTGCTCGGCACAAGGATTATAGCCCTCAACATCTGGGTCAGGATACTCATATTCTCCTAATCTTCCAACTTTTCTAGATAAAGCTAAATTAATAAGTCCATAAGGTTCTCCTTGTTCATAAGTATCCCAAAATTCTTGTGGTAAATCTTTTACATCTTTAACATCAACTGAATTATTTGACATTGCTCTCCAATTTGGCACACTACCTAAGTCCCATCTTTTAGCTTTAAGGTATTCTAAGTCATCATAATCGCCAATAGCAATTTGAGCACTTCTTCTAATGTTTCCTGCTACTACAATCATTCCAATAATGTTCATAATATCTAAACAGTCTACTGGTTTTAATTGTTGTCCCCGTCTTTTATCTAAGACACCACTTATTAACTCCATTCCCTCAACAAGAATACTCGCTCCTGAAGAAACTCCACCAAAACCTCGAATTAACTCTCCTTTTCCTCTTATTAGTTGAGTACTATAAGTAAAGCTTTCCCCTGAATAAAAATAAGATTTTAATACTTTTCCTAATAATTTGACCCAACCTTCACGTGTATCAGGAACGATGAAATCGGCAGATGCATTTTCTTGCCTTTCAATTTTGACTTTTTTCTTCTGCGTTTTTGGCAATTTGTAAACGTGCTCTTTTTTAATAGAGTACCCAACACCTGAACCGAGCATAAGCATATCCATCGCCCAACAGAAAGGCTTGATAGGCTCATCAATAACACAAAAAGAACAGTTTTGTAAACTAGCTAGTCCTAATTTATCAACGGTTGTTGTGCCTAGTTGCCACATAAACCTTCCAGCTACAGAGCCCTTCATTTCGTGGCGCATACTCCTATAGAATTCTTTTTCCTCTTCTGTCAGAACTAATTTTAACTGTTTTTCAATCCCCTTTAATTCTCTTTCTACGGTGTCTGAGAATTCTTCTGAATTACCATCTTTCTTTTTCCTAGAATACGTCCGTTTATAAACAATGTAGCCCATTTCGCCCCACTTTACAGGAGTTTGTTTTTCGTTATTCATTTTTTGTTCTTTTTGTAGGTATTATCCAATTATTTAATAAATTATTTTGTTTTATTTCTATTAAGGAAGGTATCATTAGTAATTTAGCTTCATATGGAATATCCCCTAAAATAAAATTACATTTTTCACAACACGGTTTACAATTACTACTATTGTGTCCTAAACTATTATCCATTCTATCTAATCCTATATCTCCAAATACCCCACAATAGAAGCATCCTTCCTTTATCAGTTCTCTGTATTCTATTAGGGTAATAGAATCAGAAAAGTTTTTAATTCTATCTTGATGTGTATAAGACTTATGTTTTGCTACTTCAGGGCTTCTTTTATGATAAGCTTTTTGATATTGTCTTCCCTCCTCCCTTCTGCTCTCTATATAACCAGAATCCTTACTTCTCTTATAATTACAAGCATTACATATATTTCTCCTTTTTGTTGGGTCTCTGCTTTGGGGAGAAAAGTTTAATGCTTTCCTCTCTTCACCACATCTTTTGCATACTTTCGTACATTCCATTTTTATTAATTATTTTAGATTAAAAAACCTCCCAACTACAGGAGGCTATTTTGCAAATTTACAACTATTTTAGTTAGTGTGCAAATTAATTATTCTGTTTTTATTTCTTTTGCGGAAAATTACAAATTCTATAATTTAAGTCCTTTGATTGTGTCTTCTACTTCATTCATACGTTTCATCAACTCCTCAATACTCTCACAATCTTTTAGCTGCAATTGTAAATAGTAATTCAATGCTTGCTTTACATTTAAAAGATAATGGTCATCTGTGAATAGGTAGTCTACTTTTTCTGTTTTTTCTTTATTATCTTTTTTGCGCATTTCTTCAAAGTGTAACGTAACACCTGTTGAATCTGTTTTAATACTGTAACCGTTTTTAAGCTGTATCATAATTTAAATTTGTTTATATCCGTGACTTGTTAATTTTATTTTATTATCGTCTTGTAAATCTTCAATCAATCTTCTAGTGAGATATATAGAACAGTTGTATTTTGTAGTTACATCTTTTCTATTTACTACTTTCTTATCTTTGAAGAGTTTTAATACATCTTCTTTGCTTATTATTTTGTACTTTTTCATTTTTGTTTTAATTGTTTTTTGCGCGAAAATAAAAAGAAACAGAACATAATTTAGACTCACATCTGTATGTATATGTTTTTAATCAGTCAAAAACTGCTTCTTTAATCACAACTTATGCAATAGCTCTTTGCATCATCACGGGGTTGTTCGCTTTGGGAAAATGATAGGAATCGAACCTACATACGTCACGCTGAGTAACCAACAACTCATAGTATAATACTAAGGGAATTGAACCCTTACAAACGCCACTACCAACCAATGTGTAAACACTTTCCTTTTTAAATAAAGCACTCCAGCTACATTGGGAGAACTGCTGTTTCCCACGTTATTTAAGAGTGTAACTTGCAGCGTATCTCACTGGTTTATGCTTTATAGATTTTCCCTCAGTGTTGAGGCACTTATCAAATCCCAAGATAGCATGCTGCTATTCAAATGAAAACAGCCTCGGCTCTTTAATATTTTTATTAGATATTAGAGTATATTATATCCTTAACCACTAATAGGAATACTATAGTTGTGCACTGGAGTTATAGCTAATAACCAGATATTACTTCTACAAGGTTTCTGCCGCTAAGCTTCCACACTCGCTATTAGTATAGTTAAGGACTTTATTTTTTTAATTTTTCCACAAAAAAGAATAAAAACAGAACATCCTTCAAGATAGGAAACCACGCTCTTAACGCTATCAACTTAATGACTGATTTATACTTGACAAACATAACACTTCTTGTAGTGTTGTAAGGTATGGTATCTTTCACTCTCCATATTTTGTCTCCAGAGCTAGTGGCACTTACTTGTTTGTATTTCTATGTTCTGATTTTGTTTTACAAAGATAGTACATATTATTGTAACTACCAAATACTTTTTAATCTATTTTAAAATATTTTTCATAACAAGTAAAAAACTCACTAATCTCATTCACTACTCTATCCACTTTATCTAAGGCGTATTTAACTCTTTTTTCATTATACTCTAAAGGAATGTAAAATTGCTCTGTTGATAAGTTTAAAGGTGGTTTAATATGTGAACCTGTTCTTCTACAAAACCAAACTCCTGATGCATTTATAGTGTATCCTTCATCCTCTAAAGCTTTTGAATATAAAGTAGTTTGAATATAGCTTTCTTTTTTATATTCTTCTTCTTTTTTAGCCCCGCCAGTTTTTATATCAATAGTTTGTACAACTTTTGGTAAAATCTCTCGCATAATATCAACAAATCCAATTATAACGTACTCTCCCATATCTATAAGAATCATTCTCTCATATTTATCGTTTTCTGTACGTTGAATTAAATTAATATTTTCTCCTCCTGTAAACCCATAATTATTAGTCTGAGTTTCTCCGTGTTCGACACTAGTACCTACCCAAGTTCCAAAACTGCCATAGATAGAATCAGGTAATTTAATCCCTGCTAACTTTTGTTTAATAAAATCTGTTCTATAGTCTTCCCAAGATGAAACTGTTGAATATGAAATATAGAATTTACCTAAGTGTGGTTCTATAAGCTCCTTATTATTTTCGTAAAACCAATTACTTTTATCTAACTTCGATGGAAGATTTATTTTAATTTTTGCCATTATATTGTTGTTATATTTAATTCTAAATTTGTTACTAAAGGAACTTTTCCTTTTTTATCATTTCTGTTTATTTTTGAGCACAGCGATTGAAAATTACTCCAATGATTTAATAAATACACTTCTTCCTCTGTTTGTGCGGAACTTAAAGGAATTATATGGTCTAAATCCCAGCTACAATTATAAGTCAATCTCTCGCAGGTATTACCATAATTGTCCCACGACATCCAATTTAAAAATTGTGATTCAAGGTGTAATTTAAACTCTTCTAAACTACATCCAATCAGTTCTAAAGTTTTTCTCTTTTTCTTACCGTCAATAAATCTTTTAAAATGATTGTGAATATTACCGTACAACGCCATTCTTAATTTATAAATTTCGTCTTCTTGTATCCGATTCTTTCTTCTGTTATTTGTTTTTTCTTTATTGTTTTCAGCCCACTCCTTCTTATACTCTTTAACTTTTTCTTCGTTATTTGAAACATATTTTAAAGCCCTTAGAAGATACTCGTCTTTTTTTAAAACGTAGTTTTGCTTTTGTTGGCTTTGCATCTTATCCTTGTTTTCCAAGTAATATAATGCTTTTTTAACCTTTATCTCTTCTGAATTTTCACAATCTCTGCAATTAGTTAAAAGTCCATCCTTATTCCCCCTATCTTTTGTAAAATTGCCTACTTCCTTTTTTACTAAACACTTAGGGCATACTTTCCAACCTTCTTCTGCTTGATAAGCTTTTTCTTTATTATTTGTGCACTGTTTACATTTTCTTTTGTAACCACCAATTATATACTTATCCTTAGTAAAATCTGAAAGGGGTTTCTCTATAAGACAAGCTATACACTTTTTAGGCTCTGATATGACTTCTGTATTTGAAAGAAGTATTCTCTTTTTACAATCTTTACACGTGGGACACAGTCCATCTAATTTCCTACTTGATTTATGAAAATCTGATATCTCTTTATCTAACTCGCACTTATTACATTTTTTTAATTCCATTTTGGCTTATAATAAAAATGCCTCACCAATTTCACTACACCAAGTTCGGAAGATGTAATTACTCTTAAATGAGGCTATACTTTTTAACTTGCTTCCGAATTCAAGTTTAAGCCTGCAATATACGAATAAAGAATGTAACTTCCAAATACCTTACAAAATTTGTAACTGTATTTATATTGTTAGTAAAAAGTTATCAACTTCCTTTGTCTTTTTCTCAACCGTAGCTTTGCTGTCCATCATATTATTAATAAAATCATTTTGAAGGTAAACTCCTAAAATAATTTCTCTAACAATTTCTCTATCTCGCTTAGTTAGTTTCTTTTTCTTTAGTTGTTTTTCTAATCCTGCGCGAACTTCTAAAGTCATTGCTTGAGACTCCCATAATAAAGCTAAGAAATTAACAGGCTTCACTTCTTCTACAGCTTCTACGTGCAATTCATTACAAGTAAAGTCTTCTACAATATTTTCTCCTGTCATTAATCTATGAACATTTACTAAAGTATAAATTTCATCAACCGCTGAATTTTTTAATTCTTCTAATTTTCCTGCTTTATAATAAGTAAATTCATCTACAGATTCAATAAAATTTGTATCTAGCCCATAAATCCAAGCAATCTCTTTCAGATTGTTTTTATAATTTCCTGCGCCAGAATAATAATCTCTCACACAAAATCCTTGTAAATTCCAAGGGCGTAATCCTTTGTAATTCAGTCCTATGGGCATCGTAGTTCTAATACCATTTTTATCTATTCTTGTGCCCAAATAAGGTAAGATATACTCTGCACCAAAGTGAGTTACTAAATAATCCTTAAAGCGGTCTTTTTTAAGTGTGTTTAAAAACGTCTGAATTAAATCTTTTTCAGTTCCTGTATAATAAATAACCTTAACTGTATTATCTTCTACGATAGCAACAGTTAAAGAAAATATGCGGGAGAAAAGGGGATTTTTCCATGCGTGAAGTCTGTAATGTTCTACAGTTTCTTGTACTGTCATTAACTCTCTCGTATTATAATCTTTTTTATAATGCTCTCTATACAATTCATACTCTTTTGATTCTACCTCTAATTCATCAGTTTGATTAATGGATTGTAGTTTCCAATAAATATTTCCCATTTAACTTTCTTTTTTATTGTTATTTTGTAATTCTTTTATTTTGTTTTTACTTTCTTGCGGAAATCCTTGTTGCATAAACCAATTACAGAATCCCGCATCAGCTAACACTGCTTTATCTTTATTCTTAGAAAAGTTCCATTTGACTATTCCATCTGTATCAGTATACATCTTTCCTGCTAAATCAAATCGTTTTTTATCTCCTTGCATAAAACTATCAATCTCAGCAACTGTAACTAGTTGTTCTTCTGTTGTGTCATTCAATTGAGGGATAAGTATGTCTGCAATTTCCTTAGTTCCTAAAATATCCACAACTGCCCCATGAGCACCTTCTAATTCTTTACCTGTAAGTCTTTTATAAACTTCTGATAAAGTATTTGGATATAATAGTCGATAAAGTTTAATTACATCTAATAAATTAGGATTCCAATTAATTCCCTCTAATCCTGCTCTTTCAAATTCGGCGGATAAAAGTGGAACATCGTAATTATCTGAATTAAATCCTGCTAAATCGCAACCATCAAACCATTTCCTGATAGCCTGAGCATATTGTTTAAATGTTGGAAGGTCTTTAACTATTTCATCTGTAATTCCGTGAACTTCACTTGCTTCAGTTGGAATTGGAATAGTTGGATTTACTCTAATAGTTTTTTCTTCTTGCGTTCCATCAGGACTGTATTTAATGCAAGCTAATTCTATAATTCTTGCTGATTCTGTTTCTACCCCAGTCGACTCAATATCAAAGTAAATAATAGGCTTTTCTAATTTCATTTGTCTTAACTATTTATGTTAGTACTTTTACCTACTACTCCTAATAAGCTTAGGTAGGTTACTCCGTTTATTTTATATCCTTTTCCCGCCCAATGTACAATTCTATGTAATGTATTCATAGCATTTCTACGTTCTGACCAACATTTGTCGCAAGGAATTAACATCTTATTTTTAAAAGATTGCTCGTCTATTGATAAAGTTACTCCCTTTGATTCTGGATGTATTGTTAAAGTTGCTTCTGATATTTTAAAATCAAAATCTGCTTTTTCTGTTTTTAGTATTTGAACTATAAGTTTTTCTTTTCTATATGTTTTTGCAGTTTTTGTTTCATATTGATATACTAATCCCAAATCTTTAAGTAAAGTGCTTGAAACATAGCCTATTAAGTCATAGTCTTTTGGTTTTCTCTTTTCAAGTATGTCAATAACTGCTCCACCTATTAATTGTATTGAAGAGTTCTCATCTAATTCTAAAACTGCTTTTACAAAAGGGTCTGCTTTAAATAATTCTTCTTGTTCTGTTGTCATTTTTCTAATTCTTTTTTAAATTGTTCTGCGTCTTCATACGTTTCAAAAGTGTATATTTTATTTGTAATCCCAAATGGAATAAAATCTCCTCCTCCATTGCCGTAACTTGGGTCGCTCCATCTCTCTCCTTCTATTTCTTCAAATAAATCATACACTTTTATATCATTTAAAAACCAACGTTTCTTCATTCTTGGTTTTATACTGTATGTTATTTTTTCTACTACTCTATCTTTCATCTGTTTTTTGCATTGATTTTTCATACTCATCTAAATCATCTGTTCCATATAATTCATAATCAGTTAAATGTTGTGAATCATTTGGATTAAATATAGCTATTGCCATAAATATTAAAATTACTATTGCTGTTGTTATCATAATTTTTATTTTTTTAGTTTTTTTGCCGCGAAAAAGTTAAAACAACAGTTATTCTTCAACAACTAAATATTTAACTCCGTTCTCTAACTCTTTTACTGCTCCTGTTTTTACAAGATTGTTTACATTTTCTATTCCGTTTAGTTGGGACATTAGGTTAAGTGTTTCTGCTGTGTAAATAGTTTTCATTTTTCTTCTTTTTTGCGCGAAATAAAATCTTCAAAAGTAGGTTGTGTCCAATTATCTGTATTAGGATAACCACTATGTCCTCTTTTATTTCCTGCGTTAAATGCTTCTAACATATCTTCTTTTGTGTATAATTCTTTTTGTGCAAATTCAGCACCTTCTAAGTAAGACTCGTAACAAGGAAAATAAACTGCATTATATTGATTAGCATATTTTTCAGCAGCTTCTTTGAGCGTCTCCTCAAAATCTATAAACTCATAAGCACTGCTTCTTCCTTTCATTACTTCTTCTGTTGTTAAGACTGTTCCTTTGTGTTCAATATACTGCCGTTCACAAAATCTATCAAACTTAGTCCAATCTTTATCGTCAAACATATCTGATGTAATACCTTCTAATATTTCAAACTGACTTAGTAGTTTGCTTTTTTCTGTTTCTTTCATAGTATTGTTTTTTTAATTTTTATTTTGCGCCGAAAAAAGAATAAAACAGATTTTTAATAATCCTGAATATACCTATACTTCAATAAACACATCAACCGATACTCTTTACTTCCTTTTTCTACTTTGTTTATAATATCGTTGAAGTATCCTATTCCTTTAGTGAATTTTGTTTCCATCTTATTTTTATTCTACAAATGTAATCAATGTTTTTTGAATATGCAAGGAAAAAGTGTATTATTTTTTTATTTATTTTTAGGCAAAGCGAAGCTATTACTCCTGCATTACCCCGTGGAAGAAAGTAATACCTGAGTTGTGGTAGCTAAGGCAATCTACCTAACCTCTTAAACTAAACCATTTCTGCTCCTGCGCCTCATCTTAGTAGGTGAAGTTGCCTTAGCAGAGCTTCGTTTTCAGTCATTTGATTCGATAACCCTTGCGGGAATGCAGTTACTCGTTGTCAATACTCAGACAGAGCGAGATTTGTGAATCAAAAGTGTTTAGCAGTTTGTTATTTTACTTTCTTAGTATTTTATTATTCTCCCTTATTTTATCCACGCTGTTGTGAAGTTTGTTTGGTGCGGAGGTGAAAACCAATTGTCAAATACTGTAAAAATAAAAAGCCCCTTAACGCAAAAAACCGAAATTAAATAGCCTTCACCCTATCCTTTTTCGGTCTTAATTGTCAAGAGACTTTACTCTTAATATTTTTGACGATTTTCTTGGTGAAGGTTAAAAATCAATTTTCCGCAATAAAAAGAAAACAGAAATAATCCATTTTCTACAGCAAATATACAAAGAACGTTTAACATACACAAACAACTTATAAAGTTACTAATTACCTAATTCCTTAGTTTTTATCATTTTAAATAATATATCTTTATAGGCTTTTCTTCTGCCTTGGTCTCCATCACACATCCAAACTTCTTTCTCTAATTTAGCAATCATATACTTTAAGTATTTTACTATATGAGCATCTCTTTTTTGATAGTCTGTTAGTTCCATAATTAATTATTTTTAAGTTTATTTTCGGCGCAAAAAAGAAATTAAGACAGAAAATTTTCAATCCGAATCTTCTCTTCATCTGCTTCTATTAATCTACTCTCTAATCTATTAGTAAACAAACTGCTTATATTCTTAAACATTTCAATACTTTCTTCTGTATCTAATCCATCAAAGATATTGTACATTATTGTTTCAAGTCTGTTTGTTAAGTCTTGTTCGTATCTTTTTTGGCGATTTTTATCTCTCCAAGTTCTAATTTGCGCTGTCATATTTTTCTAATAAAGTTTGATGATGTTCTAAATTTTGCATTTCCGAGTTCAATAATTATATCCTGCAAGTAAGCTAATTCTAAAGTATGAACAGGATAAATAAAATTATCAATATTAGTTTCTAAAACTGTTCCTTCTATTTCTTTAAGTTTTAATTCTGAACCTGTTAATTCAAGATAAGGATATATTATATAAACATCTATCTCTTTAAAAGAAGTTAATCCACTACCGTCTACAATTTTAATCTTATCTCCTACTTTTATTTCGGGATTTATGTGTCTAATTAATTTATATGATTTTTCCATAATTTTTATAATTTATTCTACAAAGTTACTAATTATTTTCGGCAAAACAAAAGAAAACAGAAGATTTTTTAATAATTATCAATTACAAATTTAACTCCCAATATTTCCTTAACTTCCCTAAACTTCTTAACTCCATTATAACTCATCTTATTTTCTTTTGCGTAGTCAGGTAAAGTCTGAAGCCCTAGATATTTCCCCACTGATTCAATAAATTGAACTAAGTCTAAATTAGTAAAAGACCTATCATACATTTTTTCATCTAAAAAAGATATTAATTTTTGCCCGTTACTTGATATTGTTGGATTTTCCATAGTAGTTCAATTTACTGAATCACGGTTAGTAGGTAGTTA